CCGTGCTGGAATTGCCGCTGGAACCCGCCGTGCTGTAATCGCCGCTGGAACCCGCCGTGCTGTAATAGCCGCTGGACCCCGCCGTGCTGGAATAGCCGCTGGACCCCGCCGTGCTGGAATAGCCGCTGGAACCCGCCGTGCTGGAATTGCCGCTGGAACCCGCCGTGCTGGAATTGCCGCTGGAACCCGCCGTGCTGGAATAGCCGCTGGAAAAAGGTTCTTTGCCCTTCACCCGATTAAAAACGGCATTCACCGTAGCTTTTACAAGCCCTGCAAAATTCACTTCACCTTTTACCGTCAGCTCAGTGCAGGCCAACTTACTGTCCTCTACGCTTTTATCCACGCTCCCGCCGCACTCGACCTCAAAAAAGCGCGGGCCATCCTTCAACGGGTAGTAGTGCAGCACATCCAGCGGGTTCTCGCAGGCGTGCATTCCAGCGTTGCAGCAGTCGGCCTTGTCCTCATAGTAGGTCTTGCCCACCTCATACTGCTTGCCACGGCACTGCATATTTTTGTCCATGGCCTTGTAGGCGATGATCTTTTCACTCATGCTCATAACCTTCCTTATCAGTGTGTTTCTTCTGTGCAGGCATGGTCAGCGCCTCACTTCTTAGAGCTGCCAAAGCTGCCAAGGAGCCAGAGCGCGATCCACGCCGCCGTTCCGGCGGCCCAGGTGAACGTCCAGTGCATCAATGCGCAGATGGCCCACACGGCGGCGCAGGTAACGCCCCACGAGATGCCCAGAAGGGCGGCAAACGCGATGATGATCGATAGTACTTCACCCATTGTTCCGCGCCTCCTTTGCGACTCTCTCAGCTGCCTGTGCCGCTGATTCCGAGCACCGCTTGCCCGCCGGGGCGGTCTTGCAAGGGTCTGCCGGGGCTTCGTCCTCTTCCAGTAGCTGCTTCAAATCCTCCTGCATCCAGTGGTAAATGCTGGCCTTCTCCGAAGCGTTTTCCTCTTCTTTTGTAGGCGTCTTGCCGAGCATAGTGCGAAATGCACCTCCAGCGACATTAACCATAGCCTGCTGCTCCAACTCGTTGTACTTGCCGATGAGCTTGCAAATTTTATCTCGCATCGTAAATTTCATGTTACGCACCCCTTTCAAACAGGCTGGTCTGGCCGTTGGTCTGCTGGATCAGCATCACGGTGTTGGTGCTGGGCTTCCAGCGCTGAATGTACTCCACCGCCTCGTCAAAGCGCTTACGGGGGATGTTGCCCACGCTGTTCACCCGGAACCAGTCCTGCACATCGTGGTTGCACTCGCTGTACACCTTGCTGCGCACGTGGTTGTCAATGTAGGCCGGGGTGTCCTCGCCGCCAAGAGCACTGATCACCGCCCGGCTGATGCTCTTGCGCAGCACACGCTGCTGGTTGTAATCCACCGTCATGGTGTTCTCCAACGCGGTGAGCCGCTCTTCCTGCCGCTGGGTGCGGTTGTCCAGCATAAACAGCGCCTGCATCTCCTTGCTGAGCTTGGGCATCATGTAGCTGCCCGTCTTGCGCAGGGCGGGCAGCACCTCGCTTGTCACCCAGCGCTTGAACCGCACCGCGCCTTCCAGCTTGCTGCCAAAAATCAGGCTGTACAGACCGGACTCGTTGATAATCGCAATCGGCTGCTTTCCGCCGGGGGTGTCCATTTCGTTCACCCCTCTGTCTTGCTCATCAACATGGTCACGGATTGCCTTCTGGGGATTGCCGTAGCCCAGCGCCGCCGCCACGTCCTTGCCCACGAACCACGGCTCGCCGTTCTGGTCTACCGTGCGGATGTCCCCGAACTCGGGGCTTGTGAAAATTTGAATGTTTGCCATGCTTAATTTTTTTCCTCCCTGATTTTAATAATGTCACTCACGGCGGTTTCCATTTTCTCACGGATGCCGCGCGGCTTGCGCTGGCCATTCAGGATCATCGAGCAATAGCTCTTCGTCCAGCCCAGATGAGCGGCAAGCTGCTCCAGCGTGACTTCGTTGTTGTGCATTCGGCCAATCAGACGGCCAGTCCACGGTTCAGGCTTAATCATGGCTTGTCACCCATTTCAGGAGCATCGCCACAATCCAGATTGCGGTGGCCACGCCGAAGGTGAACTGCCATCCGACAAAGTGACAAATGAGCCACCAGAGGCCAGATATAATTGCCCACGAAAAGCCAAAAGCAACGACAATGAGCGCAATCGATGCAAGCGCAAGCAAAAAGGTTTCAAAATCAGGCACTTGTATTCTCCTTTCTTTTTCCTTCCTCATCGTAGACCACAAGCTCGTTCAGTGTGACCTTGAAATACTTTGCGAGCTTGAGCAGCTGCGAAAGGCTAGGCCCGTAAATCGAGCGCTCCCACTTTCCGATTGCGCCGTTGCTCAGGCCTGCCGCCGCCTCCAAATCGGTGCGGCTCAGTCCGTGCAACTTGCAAAACTGGTCAATTTTTGATACATTCACTAGCAATTCTCCTTTCCGGGCTTGAAAATCACTAGAAAATATGCTACTATGTAGTTGCAAGGTACAAAGTGAATAAAATCTAGCGTCTGCCCGATATAATATTGTCAGGGGCTTTGGTTTTGTTTGCCCTGTGCTTAGTATTATACTAGCCAAGTGGCTATTTTGCAATAGCCAATCTGCAATTTAGTGAACATTTGGCTATTTTCACAGAATAGCGAGGTCTTTTCTATGCGAAATGTGGAGAGAGCTAAAAAAATCGCTACTGAAAAAGGGATCAATGTTTCTTTTGTATGCCGAGAGATTGGAAAGAGCCGCGGCTATATTTCGCAAATGATAGTAAGCGGACGTGACTTCCCGGATGAAATGCTAGTGCCAGTAGCCAATGCGCTAGGCGTCACGGTTGAGGAGTTGACCGGCGAGGAGCAAAAAGAAAAGCCCAATGCCTTAGATGGCATTGAGCTTGAAAAATTGTCACCAGCCCGCCGGGCGCTGCTGGAAGCGCTGGAGGGCATGGATGACGAAAACATTATGAAAATTGTTCGGATTGCTCAGGCTGTTAAAAAGGAGCTTCCAGAGTGAGCGTACATCTTAATAGAAAAGAACTCAAACTGCTGAAAGCCCTCGATCGGGAATATCCCGGTGGCGTTGAACGGAAAAGAGAGCTGTTTGAAACTGCTTTGACTCTTGAAGAACTTGGCTTTGCAGAATCTTCTACAACAGGGTTTATGCAGTCTGGATTGCGAATCACAGAAGCCGGAAAGCAATATTTGCGAGAGAAAAATGCAAACCAGTTTTCTGGGCCGATGAAAATAGTCGGCGGTATTGTCACCTTGATTTTGATTCCGGTTCTGGTGAATCTGATTTCAGATTATGTATTACCAATACTTTTCAAATAAGAACCACTCAATCGTCCAGACAAAGCGGTAAAAGATGTCCTCAACAAAAAAGCGACGGATTCGATGCTGGTTTTTGGGCTTGTACCAGTTTCCGTTCTCGTCCCTCTTCAAAATGTTCAGTCTACAATACAGCATAAAACCTCCGAATGACTTCTTGAAGTTGATTTTCGGATAATGAAAGAATCTCACTGATGGCAAGATGCACAAGCTTGTCGTGCGATTCTTTTTCTTCTATTGTACCACAATTTGCAAACCTTGTGCTAGTTTCTTGCACTTTATTTTCCTCCTTTGGCATTTTCCTTGATAATTTAGCTTTTTCGGCAGCTGGTTGGCTGCCTATTTTTGTATATGTGAGGTATAAATCATGAAAAGAAGAACATTTCTTGCGCTTGGTTTGACTGCGGCTTTGTCTATCCCTTTTGCCACGACTGCTTTTGCGGATGGCGTACAGTATAAAAATGGACAGACTGTAGAATTTTCTGGACACACTGACTTTGGCTATTTCTTTACTTATACGTCCGGGAACGGAAAAGTAAACTATAAATGCTTTTCTGTTGTCGATAATGGCGAGCGCAAATATGCAGCCGTCAACGAAGATTTGTATGAGTACTTCAAAGCTGCATTTGATGATAAAGACGTAGTATTCAAAGGAAATTATCAGCGAATGGCAGACGACGGTTCTCCCGTCATCGAAGCATACTGGGAAGTTCAGAACACCGAAAAGGGGCGAAACTTGTACCGCTTGGAGAATTATGTTGCTCCTTTACTCTATCAAGTTGGCACAGCACCAAATTTTAAGCTTTTTGGCGAGCTTTACGACGAGGTGACTGCTTCGGCTTCGGATGATGGCTCTTATTTGACACTTGACTCGAACCCGCTCAATACCAAAGGCGGCTCTATTTTCTTCAAAGACCTCGGGTTAGAGCATATACAATTAACAAATACCGCTCTTGGCCTTCCGGATTGGCTTTATCAAGAGATGTGCCAGACTCGCGCTTTGGATGGCAGACAGAAAGAGTCTTTTGACAACGTGACAGTCTCTTGGACTTATCATCCAGATCAGGGCCTTGAGGTTATGTACCGTGCAAATGCGTGAATGCGTTTACAACCGCATTATACAACCGTTGATTGTAACGCGTCAAGCGCGTTTAATCGCGCAAAAATGCGCGAAAAATTTAGCATTTGCGCTGAATCGCTGAAATTTACGCTGACTTTTTACTAAATACGCGCGTTTCGCGCTGAATCCGCGCAAAATATGCGCGTTATTATCCGTGGTTGCAAGGTTGTTGCAATTTTTGCAATAGTTCAGTGGCAAGCTCCCCGCCGGGTGCGTCTGCTGCGGCCTTGAGTCTCCGGATGTTCCCGGCCTTGCGGATCACAAAAAGCCGCGCCCGAGCCTGTCCCTCTGGCGGCATATCCTCGTAGCAGGCCAGCGCGGCGCGGATCTGGGTGCAAAACAGCTGCATCTTGTCCATCTTTAGTCCTCCCAAGGTTCAGGTGTTCGGGTCGTGCCGGTCAAAATGGTGGCAGGCATCCCGTCAATGATGGTCATTTCGTTTTCTTTACCGTTTCTTTGCTCGAAATCCATTTTGTTTCACCTCTGTTTTTGTTCAATTTGTCCAACTTGTTTTAGATTTTACCATTTTATGGGAAAACTTGAAGGACTTCTGTTCTGTCGAGTGGCATGGGTTTTCCCCATGTCACTTTTTGTTTTTATGGCATGGAAATTTGTGAGGTTATAATTGATGAGCTACTTTACTGCGGAAAAGCTTGGTGTCGCATTGGCGCGGGCCAGAGTCGCGGCAGGCTTGAGCCAAGTCGAGATGGCCCGCCGTATCAGCAAGGGAAAGGCTACGGTCCAGAGCTGGGAGTGTGGGGCGTCCAGCCCACCGGCCGACAAGATAATGGACTGGTTCGAGGCTTGCGGGACTTCTCCGCTCCCCGCCATGCAGGAAATGCTGCACCCAGAGCTTTACAAAGAGCCCATACAGCGCAAATCAGACGAAGAGCTGGATGAGATGCTTACGGGATACTTTCGCACAGCGCCGCGAATTGTAAAAGAGATGGTGCTGTTTATCCTTTTGGGCCGACATGGCAGCTATCCACCGGCGGTGTTTGCTGAGGTGTGCGCAAATCTGCACACTCCCTTGCAAAACAAGGTATCCGTCTGCGGCCAAATACTGGACAACTACGGGTTCGCCGTGGCTACAGGGACAGACCCGATTCCGTGGGAAGTCCAGCCTCCGGTGAGTCTGCTGCAGTCGGCATACCAGGCGGGAAAAGAGGCCGCGAAGAGCGGCGAGGCCGACTATACCGCAAAGCGAGGTGAAGAGCTTTGAAGTGCATTCGCGCCTGCTGCCGTCGGGAAATACCAGACGATGCATCTTTTTGCCCCTACTGCGGCAAGAAGCAGCCCGAAGCAGCCCCGCAGCAAAGAAAAAAGCGCCGCCGCCCAAAGGGCAGCGGCAGTGTATATAAGTTGAGCGGGACGAGGTCAAAGCCGTATGTGGCCCTGACAGCCAAGCGAGACGTTCTGGGGACGTTTGCGACGCCGGGAGAAGCGGTACAAGCACTGGACGCTTACAACGCCCAGAACACCCCCGCAGCGCGTCTGAAATGCACTTTTGCGGATGCCTATGCCCAATGGAAAGCTCAGCCCAAATTTGACAAGCTCAGCACTGACATGAAAAAGGGTTATGAGCTGGCTTATGCAAAGGCTGCGCCGCTGTATGACCGACAGCTTCGGGACTTAAAAGCCGCAGACTATCAACAGGTGATTGACCAGATGGTGGAAAAGGGCCTCTCCCGCAGCTCATGCGAAAAGCAGCGCACACTTTTCAGCCAGATCTGCGAGTGGGCAATGGCTCAGGACATCATAAACAAAAACTATGCCATGCTCTTGCAGCTCCCAGCGGCTACAGGCAAGGCAGAGCGAACCTTGACCGCTCAAGAGATAGAGCAGATAAGCAGCCGACAAGACGACCCGAAGCTTGGGCAGACAGCACAAATCGCAATGGTGCTGCTCTACACCGGTATGCGTATCGATGAGCTGCTCTCCATGCGCTGCGACGATGTGCATCTAAAAGAGCGGTATATGCAGGGTGGCGAGAAGACCGAGGCGGGCAAAAACCGCATTATCCCTATTTTGGACCCCATTTACAAAATCATTGCCTTTTGGATGCTGGACAGCGGGTGTGAATGGCTGATACCTTCCAAAGCTGGTACAAAGCTGGACAAGCGCAACGTGGCTACAAAGTTTCGGGCCTTGATGCAGGAGTGCCACATAGAGGGGGTGCATCCGCATACGCTGCGCCACACGGCCAGCAGCAAGATGGTGGAGTGCGGCCTGGAAAAGACCGCCGTGCAGGCCATCTTGGGTCACAAAAATTTTTCCACCACAGCCAACAAGTACGTCTCCCACAATGACCCGGATTATCTGTTGCAGGAAATGCGAAAGATGAAGTATTGATTTGTTAGATTGTTTGTTAGATTGTCACGTTCATCCAGGAGATTTTAAGGCATTTTAAGCAAAAAGAAAAACGCACGGACGATTCGTTTTTATCGTTCGTGCGTTTATTTTTGAAGCTGGTGACAGGAGTTGAACCTGCAACCCACTGATTACAAATCAGTTTTATTTTACTATTTATCGATAAAAATCTCAAATTTGTTAGTCTTGTGTTAGCTTATCAAACTTAAAAATTCAGCTTTTCAAGTTTTGGTTGCATGTAAAAATAACACATTTTGTGTCGTTTTACAACGCGGTTATCTTCCGCATGACCAACTCATACTCTTTCGGATATGCAAGCTTTATGGCGCTCATGTGCTCATCAAGCACTTCCATCAAGCCGCCAAAGGGCGCGGCGCTGGCCGCTTCCACGAACTCGCTTTGCGGATTTGCTTTTGTGGAGTATGCCGCCGGGTACGACGTGGGAGGCAGCGCTTGAGTCTGCATTTCTGCCGGCGCCTGCTTTTCTTCCAGCTCATTTCTCACAGTGCAGAGGGCGGCAAGCTTCTCCACGCTCTGCCAGTCGGTCGAGCCGCATTTAAGCTTGTGGATGTGGTCATTGATCTCGTCGATGTCCATACTTGCCACCCTCCTCACTTATGCATTGCGCAGAATGTCCGCCGCGCGTTTGTAAGCGTCTCGCTCTGCGCCGGTGGCGTCCTGCATCATGTCCTCGATGTCAGAGATCATGCGCTCACGGCCATCCGTGCGGGAGTAATGCCCGCGCACATAGTGACGGCCACGGTTGGCGTAGCTGTTGCCCCGGGTGTAACCGTTTCCGGCATCGTGGCCGAAAGTCCCGCGCATGTCAGCTTCCCACTCGCCTGTTCGGCTGTACTCGCCGCCCTCGCAGTAATCCTCAATGCGGTGAATGTCCAAAATGATGTCCACGATCTCGCCGATCATCTCAACATCGCCCGGTGATCGGTTCTTTTTGTCGGTCAGCTCCATGAGCTCGTCGCACATCTCATCCTTCAGGTGATTCAGTTTATCCAGCATGACTTATCTCCTTTCTTACGCTACCCGCTCAACGATCAGATTGCTGTTTGCAATGCTGACAGCCTGGGTACTGGTGTTTTTGAGTGCCACTGTCACGCAGCAGCCGCGCGGCACCTCGATAAACGCAGCCACGAACACATTGAAGTAATTTTCGACTGCCGCCGGGGTGACAATGGCTGTCGCACTGGTCAGCGACTCACCGCTGACAGCCAGCGCCACGGAAATGGGTCCCACAGTGCCGCCGGTGGGAATGGCGATATTGCCGCCAAAGCTTACCTTGAAGCGCGCTTTGCATTGATTGGTCAGACCGCGCAGGGTCACGAGGCCACTGCCCTCACGGTGCATGATGCAGGCAGGGGCTTTCACCGCGGTCTCGGTCAGGGGAAGGTTTTCACCCGCTGCCACGCTGACGGTGTTAGAGTTGCTAAATTCGGCCATTTTATCGACTCCTTTCATAAAAAACGCCGGGACTGCGGCCCCGGCGCTCTGGTTTGCAAAATCAGCTCAGGGGCTGAACATTTTGATGTGGGAATTTCCATTTTGGAAACAACCACTCAAAAAGCTGTCGTGATTCGGTTATGCGCAGCTGCCGCATCCGCAACCGGCGTAAGAGCCAGATGCCCACGGGTTGCAGGATGCATAAGCCGGGATGGGCGTAGGCCGCAGCTGGTTCAGCAGATAGTTATTCTGGGCTGCCTGAGAGGCCGCGAGCTGGGCCGCAAAGAGCTGCTGGCTCTGCTCCGCAATCTTGGCGTCCTTTGCCTCGATGCGCTGAGCTGTGAGAGCGTCCAGGATAGCCCGGGCGTTCTGGTTCTGGTTGTCTACGATGTCCCGGGTCGCGTTCTGCACAGTGTTCCGGGTCTCGCAGGACTGGGTAGCCAGATTGTAGTTGACGCCCTGGATAGCAGACCGGGTCTCGCAGCAGCAATCCTGTGCCTGCATCTGCATAGCAAACAGCTGCTGCATGAAAGCGGCCTGCTGATTTGCACGGCTGATCTCGGCGGACATGAAGCCGTTACTCACGGTCTGCTGGACGCCGTTGATGAGCTGTGCCTGCTGGTAGAAGCCGTCACACATACCGTTGTTTACGCCATCGATCTTGCGTTCGATGTTGGCGAAGTCGCTGGTCAGGATGTAGCCATCCACGACGCCGGCGCCGGCACCGGCGCGATTGCCGCCCCAGTTACCGCCCCAGCCGCAGAAGATGAAAAGGAAGAGCACGATGATCCACCACGAACCATCGCCGCCAAAGCCAAAGCCGTTGCCGTTGTTGGTATTGGCGGGCTGCACCGGCATAGTCAAGCCGATGTTGTCAGAAGAAAGAGACATTTTGTACTCCTTTCGAAATTTTTGATAAAAAGTGTATCTCGACCGTGGCCACGGTTACGACTTAGTGTAAAAACTGCTGGAACTGCTGAGCCATTGCCTGAAGCTGGTTGAGCTGGTCTTGGCTCATCCGCCCGGATTGCAGGAGCTTTTGCACCTCCTGCTTTGGATCGCCCTGAAAATTAGCCTTGAACTGCTGGAACTGCTGCATCATCTGGCCGAACTGGCCCATAGGGCCGGGCATGGATGATGCTTTGCCGCCGCCCAGTGCATTAAAAAGAGGATTTGCCATGATCACTTGACCTCCGTTTCGGTTTTTGTGGGCTCCTGCTTTTCCAGCGCTGCACAGCGGGCTGCCAGGGCGTCAAACTCTGCCCTGGTGACAAACTCCCCGCCGGGCTGTTGGACGGCCTGAGCGGGCATCTTAGCTGCCGTGGTGCGCTCCTTGTAATCAAAGGCCCTGAGCGGCAGCGGCATTCCGCTTGCGTCCGTGCTCTTGATGTAAAAGGCGCTGTTCTCGCTATCCATCAAGAGCACGCTGTTCCCGGCGGCTACCATGTAGGCTTTTGCGCCCTCTTCGCCCTGCACCCAGATGATCGGAGGCGTGGATGGGGAGCTTTGCCCTGTCGGTTGGCTCATCATGGGCGGCTGATACCCGGCATTCTGCCGCAGCTGCGTGAGCTGGTCAGGCATAGGCTGCCCGTAGTAGTTTGGCATTTGATAGCCATATGGATTGTACGGCATCGTTTAGTCCTCCTTATACCAGTAGTAGATCGGGCATTCCGCGCCGCTGTCCCAGCTGTCCCACCACTTGCCGTCGATGACGGCCAGAACGTGGCCGGAGCAGCCCAGTACATACACGCCGTGCGGGTACTCCCGGGCAAAATCTGCCACGGTGTAACAGGTGGCGCAGTCCGCTTCCACCATTCGGCGCTTGTAACCCTGCTTTTGGAGGTATGCGCCCCATGTGCGGTTTGCGCTGGGCATATCGCCGAGGGCGTAACCAGTGAGAGCAAGTGCAATATACGCTTGCTCCCAGCTCTGGCCGGTGGCCGCTGCTACCGCCCGCACAGCACAGTCTCCGACGCTGCTCCCGTGGGGGTTAGGGTTAAACTTGTGCCACATGGGGCTTCCCTCCCTTTGCGCTCAGTTTACCTTTTTAGGGAGAGCCAAGAGACAACGAACGCACAACGAAGGACAAAAAAGATAGCATAAATAATTTATTTTCTCAAATTTAATGTTGACAAAATAAATTATTTATGCTATAATAAGAGCGTCAAGAGGAACACCAAACAACAGATGGAGGACGACGACAATGACTAAGTTTTATGATGGCAGCAAGCTCCTGAGCATCGAGATGACCGATACCGCCAACGGCGCACACTTTGAGGCTGATTTCTTCGAGGCCGGTGGCCTCGAGTACAACGCCGATCTGGACGCTTACAAGGTCGAGGACGTCGAGTATCTGGCCGATTACGCCAAGAGCTACGCTGACGGCACCAACAGCGACATCGACTACACCGTCGATGAGGACGGCAATGTCGTGACTCCAAACTGCACCGTCGATTGTGACATCGAGGTGATGCAATGAGCACCCATGGGTACGCATGGGTGCTCATCGGCCCGGATGGCGAGCGCCACGAGGTCGATGATCTGGCAAAGTGGAGCCAGGACAATGTAAAATTGTTTTTCCCGGATGCCGCACCGGACAACGCCGCATCCCGGATCTCCGAGGGCGTCCAGATGATGGGGTACGCGCTCCGGCACCCGGAAAGACCTCACGGGCTGCGCACTTATAAAGGGTGGACGCTTGCGGGTCTTCCGAAGCCCAAGATGCCGGACGCCAAGCCTCCCAAAGAGCCGCTTGCTGACCGGCTGATTGGCAAAACATTCGGCAATCTCTCCATCGTCGGCACGGCACCGGCTAAAATCATGGCTGATGGCTACAAATGCACAATGGTCGTCGTGCATTGCGCTCTTTGCGGCAATGATAGAGTTATGTCATACAGCTCCGTAAAACTATCAAGGAGCTGCGGCTGCCAGCGAGGACGGCACAGAAAAGACGGACGCGTCCAGCAACCCGTCGCGCCCTCAAAGCAGCCTCCGTATGATCAGGAGACTGCCGACCATAAAGGCAAGTCACTAAAAAAGATCTGCGCCATCTGCGGCAAGCCTTTTTATGCCTCTCCCAGTGAGGTAAACCAGCAATGCTGCTCAAAAAAATGCGGCGCTGCGCTGCGGCTAAAAAATGGTCATATCAACAATGCCGCATGGTCGGATGAGGCAAAGGCCCGCCGGACAGCAGACCCGGAGACCCAGGCGCATATGCAGACATTGCAGTCAGTAGGTGTTTCGGCGGCTCTAAAACTGCCGGGAGGCCAAAAAGGCCCACAAAATCGCGAGGCTCTCGTTTGGAGGTTGATTGACCCGGACGGCAACACTCACAAGGCGGTCAATCTGTTAGACTGGGCTCGTCAAAATCATTTGCTGTTTTTTGACGACGACATCCCAGAGGACGTTGCCGCAAAAAGGATCGCAGCAGGATTTAGGGCGATTGCCACATCGATCCGGGGGACTCGCTTAAAATCACGTCCGGCATCGAGCTATAAAGGGTGGCAGCTGGCCGGGCTTCCCACGCCCAAAACCGCAGACGACGATAACTTTGATAACACGGAGGATACACCATGCGCAAAATAATCAACGGCTCTCGCTATGACACCGATACCGCAAAAAAAATGGGACACTGGGAGTCTGACCAGGACTACACCAGCTTTTACCACTGTGAGGAGACTCTTTACCGCACTAAGGCGGGCAAATGGTTTATCTACGGCATGGGCAACGCAGCCACTGTATACGCCGTCCGACGTAGTGACGGATGGACGGCTCCCGGTGAGCAGATTGTGCCTCTCTCCGATGAGATCGCGCAAAAGTGGGCGTTTGAGCACCTCGGCGAGGAGCAGTGCGACGCCATCTTTGGTGCTGGCAGCGAGGGCGCAAAGGATGTACAGGCAACGATCTACATCCCGGGTCCGCTTGCCGAAAAGATGACATCCCGGATAGATGCCGAGCAGTGCAGCCGAAACGAACTCATCCTGCGGGCGCTGCGGGAATATCTCAAATAAACAAAAAAAGCCCCGATGCTCCAAACAGAGCACCGGGGCTTTTTACGTCTCACGCTGGATGCGCGGGAGACTGGCCAGTTGTACAAATATCCACCCTAATGCGCTTCTTCGATAGGCCGGGTGGATTTGTTGATGTTATTATACCACAATCAATCCGTCACGACAAGAACCAGCGCAGGGCCGTTGACGCTGACCTCTGCGTCCTGATATGGCTCGACAATGGTCGTTTCCACGCCCTCGCGTTTGCGAAGCTCTGTAACAAGATTTGCGGTCGGAACATTTTCGAGGTTCACGGTGAGCTCCTTTCGTCTAGCTTTTCATCAATAACTTTCAGCCGGTAGCCTATCGCCGTCCGGCTGTAATGGGTCTGTGCTGCAATGTCCGGCAGCGGGAGCCGCTCAACGTACCGCAGTAAGGCTATCTTACGGTCTACCCTCCCAAGCGGTGCGTTTTTGATTGCGGCGGTCATTTGCTGTCGGTCAAGTCCTTGCAGCGAAGCGGGCAGCACTACACGAGCCGCCGCCACAGGCAGCACCGAGCCAAAAAGGCTGCGGCAGCTGTCCGGCGTTGCGCACTCGAACGGTCACGGCACGGTAATGTCCCATTTTGCCGCCGTTGGCAAAATGGTCACACACTGCGGGCCACAAAATCGGGTACGCACGCTGATCATAATAATAGCGTGGCGTTTGCTCGTATGTAGTGCTTGCCATAATAATCTCCTTACTGCTTTTCCAGCGCCGCCCGGGCGCGGTCAAAGAAAAACTGAATAACGATGCCGATGGTCTCATCGGTGATGGCCCAGCTGATGAGCCTGCCGTATTTGCTGGTACTCAGGGCGGCGCGAAGCATCTTGACGACCCACGCCTTACGCTCTGCGCCGCGCTTTGTGCCAAGGATTTCCTTCTCCGCCTGCTCGATGAGGTCCAGCACCAGCGGCTTTACCGCTGCGCCATAGCCCAGTCGGACGCAGCCCAGTGCGTAGAAGATGAACCCGCCCAGCATGAGCACGAGGGCCACCGGCACGGGAATGACGCCCAAAATGTTATTGATTGTTGCCATGTATTACTCTCCTTTCTCTTTTTCGAGGTCTGCAATGCGGTGGTTTGCCACCTTCATCTGTTCTTCAAGCACCGGGATGCGCTGGGCAAAATTGTTGTGTGTCCGGACTTCCCGGGTCAGCTCTTCCAGCTTGGTTTCGGTCACAGCCTGCTGCTTGTCCAGCTTGGCGTCCATGCTCTGGGCGGTGCGGTTGTTGGAGACGATCACGCCGATCAGGCTCAGACCGCCGGTGATAATGGCTACGATGATCGCGTCGCTCATGCGCCCTCCCGGAGACGGGTCAGGCCCTTCTTACGGATGATTTTGGGGTAGTTGACGGTGGTCACGTTGAGGTCTACGTTGCCGGAGATGCCCGGCACAGCGCCCTTACTGGTGTGCTGGTGGGAGTTGTACTTAAAGGTAACAGCAGGCGGTTTGCCCGTATAGTCGGCCAGCCACACGTCGTAGGGGGTCAGCGCCGCGCCGCCCATGTAAAGGTGGGTGTTGGCGAAGCTGGTGTAGGTGTACAGCTGGGCATAAAATCCCATTGCCTCGATACGGGCCAGAGCGTAGGCTGTCAGGTCAGTCAAAGCCTGTCGGCCAAGCTGCTTGAGCTTGTTGTCCTCCACGTCTACAGCCACCGGCAGAGTCAGCTCTTTGCCGCGCAGAGCGTCTGCCAGCAGAGCCAGCTCTTTGTCTGCGCCGGTGTGGCTGATAGCATAGGTGTAGTAGTACACGCCCACGTCCAGCCCAGCGGCCCGGGCGTTGCGGTAGTTACGCTCAAAGGTCGGGTCGATGTACAGTCCGTCTGCCCGCTTGCTGAGCTTGCGGTTGGTGGAGACCGTCTTGAGCATCGCCCCCTTGTAGCCAGCCGCTTTGACCTTGCGCCAGCCGTCGAGGGTGATTTTGCCCTGATACCGGCTCACGTCAATGTAGCGGTAGGGTGGTGCGCCCTCCCAGCCGGTCACGGTGTCCACTGTGGACACTTTTTCAGGGGCAGGGGATTCCAGCTCCTCTGCCTTGTCTTTGGCGGCGCGGGAGAGGGCTTCCAGCAGCTTGGAGATAAAATCAAAAAATGCTTTCATTCCACGCCGCCTTACTGCCCGAGGGCTTCTTCGATTGCTTTCAGGTCGTCAGCTGTCAGGACCGGATAATCTGCGGCAATGTCTTCAAAGGTCTCACCAGCGTCAAGCCGGATGCGGAATGCCCGCACCATGATGCGGAGCTTCAGGTTGTTTAGCGTCTTCATAATTTTAGCCTCCAATCAAATCGGCCATCATGAGTACAAGGTCGTCGTTTGCAGCTTCAAGAGAGGTGAGCCGTTTTTCCGCTTTTGCTTTAGCGGCTTCGTCCTCTGGGATTTCCCTCAAGATAAACTGCCACGTCCCGTCCGGTGTGTCAGTAGGCTGCATGATTTGCACCAACTCTGCATTGTGCAGGGTATCAGGGTAGTCGCACTGGCTCATGTCGCCATCGCTGGCGGTGATATGGACTTCCGACAGCTTGCCATTAAACATTTCTGTGGTAATCTCGGTTGCACTGTGGAACGTGTTGGCTCCGGGGTTCAGGGTCAAGCCCTCAATCAATTTCCCACTTGCGAGGGTGACTGTATAAGTTTTCATGACTATAAAGACTCCTTTCTCTCAATCCTGCGGTACAGGCCCGCAGGATGTTCGATTAGCCAATCAGCCCGACGACAGGACGAACGCCATCGGCAGCGTTGGGATTATCGCAGCCCGCTTCGCCGTTGCTGCTGACACGCGCGAAACGGGCTGCCGAGACGACGTCTCGCAGCCAGTAAGAGTTACGGTTGCAAATCATCCACGGAGCCAGCCGGAAAAGGGGCAACTGGCTCTTGTCAACGGTATAGTTACGGCAGGTGCTCAACGGGTCAGTGCCGTCCGGCATGGGCGAGAATTGCCGTCCACCATAAACCATGTTCTCGTTCATCAGGTCAACGGTACTGTCGTACCAATCGGAGCCAGTGGGCTTACCGTTTGTGACGGCATTCACCAGATGTTCACGGTGGCTCAGGATGTGAGCGGAGCCAAATGCAGCAGCGACCATCTGCTTTGCCTGCGTCAGGCCGTTCTTGTACAGGTCAGAACCAATGTAACCGCCCTCGGTCGTATTGGTCGGATTGAACTTGTAGGTGTACAAGTTGTTTCTGGGGAACGTAACGACGTGTGGCTTGGTGCAAGCCGTATCGCCAGTATTATGCCAGTAGTCAAAAGCGGCGATGATGTAGTCCTCGCCGCCAATGGTCCAGTAGTCACCGAGGAACAGCCCATCGAAGGTGCCATTTTGAATAGCGGTCCACTGCTCGCTCGTGACGCTGGTGCCCAGTGCCTTGCCACGGTAGACGCAGTTATGTGCAGCTGCGCCATCTGGTGCAGTCAATCGCAAAATATCATCCTGTGCAGTATCAGAATTAATAACTCCCAAATCTGCCAGAATCTTTGCCAGCGTCGCCCTCTGGGTGCTGCCGCCCTGCAAGATAAGCTGATCAGTTTTTGCTACCGTGCTTGCCTGCGGAAGGCTTGTAATAGGTACATTTGCCATGTTGTGTCCTCCTTAACATTTACAGATTTGTCCGGTGGCAATAAGCTCGTCACCGTCTGACGTACACAGCACATCGCCGCTTGAGGTGTACAGGCCAAAAGACACGCGGCCCGTTACCAACATCAGCATCATAACGTCATCAATATTATTAGCTGTTGCGATAGCCTGAGCCTTGTCAGCGGCAGACTGGGCATCGGATGCGGCTTGCTCGGCTTTGGCGGTGTCGCTGCGGACTTGTTCGACTTTTGAGCTGATGTTGTCCAGCGCCTCCAACTTGGCAGTGCCGATGGCAGATACTGCCTCCGACTTGGCAGTGCCGACGGCAGCAATAGCTGCGTCTTTTTGGGGTCCGATTTCGTCCAGCGCATTTTTTGCAGCAGTGGCACTGGATGCTGCCGCAGTCTTGCTGCTCTTGGCAGCAGTGGCGGAGCTGGACGCATTGGTTTCCGATGTCTTCGCAGCGGATGCAGATTTTGCCGCTGCGCTGGCGCTGGATGCCGAGCTGATTGCAAACTGCTCGACATACTCGCCCATCTGGGCAATGTCTTCACGCACTTCTTTGCCCAAGACTGCTGTGCGTATCCCATCGATGACCTGCTTAAAAGTTTTTGTCATTTTTTCGCTCCTTTACTGTGCTGACGTTTTGCTTGTAGTGGGTATCGGATTGCCGTTGAGGTATCCCATAGAGCTTAAAGCGATACTGTACGCCATAGACGCTTTGTGGCTGCTGAGGGCCTGCAGGTCTGAGATAGAGTAAAAACTCGTCCCAAACGTAAACTTTTTCTTGTCGGGCGCGTCCAGCGGCTCGACAATTTTGGTCAACACCAACGGTGTATCAATGCCGTGAGGCTTTGAGATAATGCGGGTCTTCTTCATCCAGCTCAGGCGCTCAGTGTTGATACCTGCATCACGCAAATCAATAGCGCTGACCTCAATGCCATCATAGTATCTTAGATTTTTCCGGAGCTCTTCGTTCGCAGCGTCCAGCAGCTTTTGCCTTGTAATCGACTTACCGTCGATGACAATGACCCGGGTGATAATACCATAGAAGCTCTGTGCCGCTCTGTCGTCGGCCTGCTCCTGGATGGTCTTGGTACTCTTAAAAATCCACCAGCCTTTTTTCTGGTAGCCTACCGCGATGACCCGGGTGACGATGTTATCGGCCTTGACATAGTTATTGAGGTCCAGCATATTTACGCCAAACTCGATCGTCTGCGTGTTGCTCTCCGCTACGTCGGCAAGATAGTCCAGATACCGCGTTTTACCGTCGTCTGAGTACCGCACGACAAGGTAGCCGCCGTACACGTCCGTCAGCTCGGATTGCAGGATGTCCCACGTGGTGCCGAAGTTCTTGCCATCACCAAAATCGAGGGCCTCGTTGGTCGAGGCGTCGAAGTCGTGCAGATAGTAACCCGTGCAGACCGACCATCTTCCCGTACTGGGATTGTAGAGCTGAATCGCTCCATCATCGGTCAGCCTCCAGCCCGCCAGCGGGGTGGTGTCGACGGTGTAGATGTATTTCGAATCTTTCTGCACAGTACTCAGTGAATAGAAATTGCCATTTTTGTAGGCCACGTTTCGCTCCACTGTATACGTCGTGACATAGGAAGGGCTGCTAGGGTCACGGCCATCATTGGAGACAATGCGTATCACACTGCCTCCGTTAATGTACCCAGCTGGGAGATCATAGTCTCTTGATGTATCGCATAGCCATCTTCCGTCAGCGTCCTCTAGCCAATAGTCGACTTCGTCGTCGCTGTCTCTATGGTATTTTGCTACGCACCCGCTCATGTAGACCGTCTTAAAGGGCTCCTGCGGTCCTTCTGCAAAAACAGTGACATCGCCCACCGTAAAGGCTTTGTATTTGTCGGTCTGGCTGTTGTGATTGCGGATGACATTTTCCAAAAATTCCCGGATGCTGATATTTGGGTACCGATAAGGGGTGATCGCGGTATCATTGAGATACGCGAGCTCACCCTCACAGTACACTTTTTGTCTCAGATAAAAATCCATGTCGTGGCTCATGACCCGCCCGTGCCAGATGGGCGTGCCATCCTGCTCCACCTCCACAATGGTCTTGAGCTTTTGCAGCGCCGAGTGGGCAACATTGCCCAGCGGGAGCGTAAACTCAAAACTGCCAGCCTTACCGGCCTCACGGGTGAGAGTCGGGGAGATGAGCAGCGTAGCCGTAGTGCGCAGGTCTTCGCCAGTCGGGTCATAGATGCAGGCTTTGGTGTCCCATACGCCTACGGCGGTCTGGGTGCCTGCATAGACTTTGTAACTCACAGACTTTTTACCTCCGTTGCCGTATCATAAATAGTGTCTGTCTCAAAGTTAAAGGTGTCCCACTCCCAGTCAGCGCCCGCCTCAGCGGTGAGGTTGACCTTGTAGGGGTTGCAGATGCCGGAGATGGTAAAGACATTCTCCCACCGGTCGCGGCTCTGGGGGGTCACTGTCCAGTAGCCCTCCCAGTACCACGACGGGTCATCATCAAAGATGCAGCGCAGCCACTGTCCCTGCAAAGCGTTTTCGAGGGCGCTCTGGATGCTGGGCCAAAGCTTTTTTGGCTTGACACACTTGAGGGTGATGGTTATCTTACGCTGGGTGTAATGGACTTTGCCGTCCAGAGATTTGGAGAGGTCCAGAATACGGTCGCTAAACGGCACCTTTATGAGTAGGCTCTGGTCCGGTTCTGCCGGGCCGACGGTCGTACCGCCCACCACGATGTAAAGCCCCCAATCCTTGAGGGTGTGGTAATCGCCCAGCTGGACGCCTTGTAAAGCTGCCATTTAACCACCTCTTGCTTTCCGGGCCGCGCGGATGCCCAAATCTCCATCAATGCCATTGGTGAGTGTCGGCTGCATTGCACCCGCAAGAGCCTGCACACCGTTAGCGTCGATGACCAGCGTACCGGTGCCGATAGCCGGGAGGTGCTCATCCAGCGAGTTGGAGATCCGCTGCAATACGCTGAGCTGCTGCTTGCCGGTGGTGTCCTGCTGACTGCCAGCAAACGGCGACGCGGTGACGCTGCTGTAGCGGTTGAGCTGGTCGGCGCGGGCAGAAAACTCTGCCAGAGAGTCATACACCGGCGTTGTGCCGTAGGGGCTCTTGTAGTTGTTGGTGACGTCGTTATCACGGCTGCTGTGCCACTTGGCAAACGCCGCGCCGCCCACAAGGGCCGTCAGGCCGAGGATAGCGGCCACCACGGGGTTTGCTATGATAAAGCCCACAATGCCGCTGAGAGCTTTTGTAATGCCGCCCGCCATGCCCGAAAAGTTTCCGGCGATGCCCGCCAGCTTGGCGCCCATGCCGCCGGACTCGCCCAGCCCGTTTATGACCTGAAAGAGGCCCTGCACGGCCACTTTTGCGTCGTTGGCGTCCGAGGTAATGCCATCGGCGAGCAGCTTGTGGAGCGTATCTTTCAGGCCGCTCATACCGCCGCCGGAATAGCTGTCGTTGATAGCAGTGAGGGCGTCCGAAAACCATTTGGAGATGATGTTGCGCTGCTCTTGCGTGACCTCGCCCCAAATCAGCTTTGCAAAGTCGGTGGCAAGGCTCGTCCAGTTGCCGTTTTTGAGGTCGGTGAGCACACTTTGGAGCGTCCCCATGATGCCGTTTTGCCATTTGGTCTTGGCCTCGCTGAGATTTTTGTCAATACGAGACTGCATCTCAGAGACAGACAAAACCACCTTGTCGCAGGTCTGGTTGACCGTGGTGGTGATTTTGCCATCGGCATCGGTCACATTTTTTGTGACCTTTCTAATGGTCTTTTCGACGCCGTCCACTACCTCAGTCCACGAGTCGGTGATAGTCTGCACCGTCTCTTTGGTTGTGCCTTTGAGCTGCTTAGTGGTGCCGTCATAGACGTTGTAGGTGTTGTCAGCAGTCTCTGTTACACGCTGGATGCTGCCAACGATGTTGCCAGTACCAGCAAGGATCTCCTGAGAGGTCTCCTTGATGGTATCGGCCAGCTTTTTGGTATCAGCGGCGACGTGCTTTTGGGTTGGAGTCTCGGTCTTGGGTTTGGTCGTGGTGGGCGAAGTGGTAATAGAGCTTTTGCTTTTGCCAGAAGGCTTTGCAGGCACCCAGCCGTCATTCTCGTCCCACACCATCCCAGCGTGAGATTCATCCCAGTCCTCTTTCCCCTGTTTTGTTGTCTGGTCAGCGTTAAATGCATTCCAGTACACAGCATCCCAGTCGCCACTAAAAAGCGAAATTTCGCCTTTTCTGAAGGAATCGGCAACAGCTTTCAGGCCCACAAGCGAGGACTTTGCCTTGTCGATCACACCGGAAAGTCCGGTTATCTCTCCGATAAGGCCCGTCCATCCGTCGGTTTTGTAGGCCTCCTGCGCGGCCACAGTCATATCATTAAGATTTGAGATGACCATGCCGATGCCGTTGGACAAATCGCCGGTCATAAGGCCAGCCAACTGGCTCACGTTATCTTTCAACGTGGATACCCGGCCATTCATGGTCTGGCTTTGGGTGTCCATGGCGTTGTAATATCGCCCGCCCTCTTCGCTGGCCGCAATAAGGGCCTCAGAAAGCAGGTCGTAGCTGACGGTCATGCTCTGGACATCCTGCACCGATTTGCCGGTGTAGTCGGCCAAAACCTGATAGATATTGATGCCAGCATAGGCAAACTGCTTGATGTCGATAGCGGACGCTTTGCCCACGTTGGCAATCTGCTGCAAGTTTGCCGCCATGCGGGACAGCTCTGCGTTTCCACCGCCTGCAGCCGAAACAGCATCGCCCAGCGCCATAATGACCTTGCGGGAGTAGCCCGCGTTTTCACCGGCGCTGATAAGCAGCTGGTTGGCCTGTGTCAGGCTCGCCACATCAAAGGGGGTGCGGGCGGCGTCCTCCTGAATGGCTTTCATGGCCTCATTGGCCGCCTGTGCGTCGCCCAGCATATTGGTCAGGCCCACGCGGTAACTCTCGATTTGGGCGTTGTACTCGACGCCGCTCTGGATTAAACTTTTCGCAGCGGCAAGAGCGGCAGAGTGGAGCTTTGAGAAAAAGCCCGCCATGATCGTGCCTTGTGCAATAGCACCGGCCAGAGACTTGCTGGACCCCGATGCGGCATCCCCAAAGCTGCTCATGTACCCTTCCGCAGTCCTTAGCCCCTGTGCCGTGGTATTGAGTTGGGCCTGAGCTTCTTTCAGCTTCTGGGCAAATTCCTTAGTTTCTTTGGAGGATTCCCCGGTCTCTCTCCGTGATTTCTGGTAGGCTGCCGTAAGGTGAATGACCTCACTGTACAGCCGGTTATAATCCTTCATCATGGTGGAGACAGCGGCCTTAGTCTGAGACTTCGCCTCTTCCACGCCCTGCCGGTAGGCGCTGTCGTCCAGCCCGAGGGTGGCGCTCAATTCAAAGAGCTTCAGGTTTCTTCACCTCCATTCAAGCCATTTTTGATTCTTTGTATCACTTCTTCGGCGCTTTGCTGTGGCTCTGAGGGGCGGGGGTCGATGATTCTTGCCACCCGGTCAGCCCAGCGCTCTTCCACGCCTGCAAAGTCTGCCAGCATGTCCGTCATGTATGCCCGGTAGCTCAAAGCAATAGCCTCTTGCCGCCGGGTGTTCATGATGTGCTGGACGATGTAGGGCTTGCCGATGAGCCGCAGCATATCGAGCCGAATGGACGAAGTCAGGCGTCGATACTCGTCTGGCCCAGCTTCACCAACGATAACAAAAAATCCAGCACGTCCTTGTCCTCGATGGTGGCAGTGATAACGCGCAGGGTTTTAAACGGCGTCATGGTCTCTGGCTTGCCGTCCTTATCCACGTCTGGCTCATAGAGCAGCGGAAGCAGCTTGGCGGTAGCCTCGGCGTTGTCGAACAGCAGGCTTTTTGCCATTGCCTTGAGGTTTTTTCGGCTCTGTTCTTCCCTCTTCTGCTTCTTTTCCTCTTCGGTCTCGCTGCCGTTGAAAGCCGGCATGACCTTGCGCAGCTCCATGACTTTGGTCTTGGTCAGCAGGTCAGACACCGCGTCAGCGATAAGCCAGCAACGCCGCAGGAACTCGGTTTCGTCCATCTGGTTCAGGGTTTTCATGTTGTAACCTCCTTATGCTGCGGCCTTGGGGCTGTAGTACCACTCCATAGGCACCACGTCACTGCCCAGACGGGGGCAGCCGGTCAGGGTGACTGCAATGTTGCCTTTTCCCTTGTCGGTCGTCTTCAGGGTCAAACCGCCGGTGGACAGTGCATTCATCAGCCGGACTGCAACCATACCGCCATCCAGCGTGTCTCCAACCCACCAGATGTCCTTAAAGTCACCGGTGCTTTCAGTGGGATCCAGTGTCATGCGGGGCGTGACCTTCTTGTCACTCACATCCGCAGCGCCCAGCGCCAACTTGATAACGTCCGTTGTGGCATTCAGGGCCGTAAAGGCCAGCGTGCAATCGTAGTCCTCGATCTGCATCAGCTCTGCGGTGTTCTTCTGGGCGTTGTCCACGTCCGCGCCCAGATCGGTGAAGTTTGCCTTGCAGGTCGCGGTGATGCCGCCGGTCGTAGCAGTGATAATGTCTGCGTCCTGAACTTCGGTCTCGCCGGTTACATCAAACTTGTTGACCACGATGCCTGCGTTGAACTGCATGGATTCGAACGCTTTCTGCGAAATTTTGGAAAATTTTCTTGCCATATTGCTCCTTTACTCACGGTATAAGCCGTGTGAGTTCAAAAATAAGGTATTCGCACAGATACCCTTCAGGCGTGTTGTTGAGTGGCTGTGCCCAATCTTTATCGTCTTTGTCCAAAAGAATAGCGCCGCCCTCACATTGGATGGTCAAACCATTTGCAAGGGCCGCGCTGATCGTATCTTCTGTTTGCAGAATGGGAGTTCTGCCGCCCTTGCTGGGGTACCACAGCCGGGCGTGGAAGGATGTCGACTCGTTCCAGCCGCCGGGGATGGTGGGCTTGTAGGTCAGATACGGCAGTTCTGCGCCGGGAGGGATATTATCTTCCAGATAGCCGGGGACGCCAAAGCTATTAAAAAAGGCGTTCAGCGCCCGGTTGATGCTCTCAGACGGTCCCATTACGGCAGCACCGCCTTTTTGCACTTGACGGCCCGCAGGCCCATGCCGGATTCTTCCGGAGCGCTGCCCTCATCGGCCGCGCTCGTCACCTGAAAGGTCTGCCCGTCGCTCACCCGCTTGACGTAGTCCGGGAAAGTCAGCGGCACACCGGCATTGACCAGCAGCGTATAGGTAGATGCTGTAGCCGCCTGCTCTGCGACCTGTGCTTCCACGGTGGTGTCGTGGCGCTCCACGGCCTCAAACTCCGGGCCGTCCGTCCAGCCGGACACAAAGCCGCCCACGCCGTCCGGCTCATAGCTGCGGGTCTGAAAACGGTATTTTTTGGTGAAGCTCTGCATCACGGTGGATGCAGTGAACGAATTGACCATGTCACATCTTCCTCCAATGATTGATCTCGGTTTTATAGCGGGTCTTGCCGTCTGCAGGCAGGCCGTCCGTGCCTGTAGCCATCGTACCGGACCACCCGGCAAAGGACTGGGACACATACACGCCGCCAGAGGGCAGTGCTTTGTCGTATGCGTCGATTTTTTCAGCCAGCGCCACAAAATCAGGCGGCACGCGCATAGGCTGTACCGTCCCGGCGAATGTCTCGGCGGTGAGGTCGCCGTCCCCTGCCTTGTGTACGCCATCGTTAAAGATGGATCCGCACACAAGGAAATACTGCCCCGGCACTACCCCGGCGGGTACGGTATCCGGCTCAAAAGCAAACTCCCCGGCAACGGGGTCGTCTGCCCGGTCAAAGAAATTGTGCGTGTAGACGCACAGCTCAGGGACGGTCATGCAAAGTCACCTCCCTTTGTATCAGCCCTCGCCCGGGGTGATGGTCTGGACGGAGATGCCATCCAGATATTCGGCGAACAGGGTCACGCCGGTGATGGCGAAGCTCTCAGAGACTGCGGTGGTGTAGTTGCCCTGGGTGTGGAAGCCGATGAGGTTGCTGGCCTCGCCTGCGGTGGTGTACACCAGCCCGGCCTTGGCATAGTCGCTGTCAGAGGGGTCAACATAGTACATCACGATGTTGTCCACCGGGGTGGCAATGACGGTCCCCTTCTTGATCTCGCCATCGGACAGCAGGAAAATAGTGTTGTAGCCCATGAAGTCTTTGATGTACTGGAAGCCGTACTGGTTCTGGATGGTGATGGGTGCAGTACCCAGGTACTCTGCCACGTCCAGCACGTTGGCAAAGCCCACGACGCCGGTGACGGTGCGGTGCATGTTCTTGAACTTGTTCTCCACGCTGCCCTTTGCCATGGCCAGAGCCATCTGGAAGGTCTTGGGAGTACCTTTCAGACTGCCGGTGTTCAGGTACTTGTAGAACTTGTCAGTGACCTTTGCGGTCAGGTCGAACAGGAACTCGTCATCGGTCTTCTGCACGGCCACATCGTAGCCATAATTCTGGATAGCCTCCAGAGATACGGCCTTGGCGTACTTCTCGATGGTGATCTTACCGTAGTCCTTCTCTTTGACGGTGTACTGGCTGTAGGGGATCTCCTCGCCCTCTGCCACGGTGCCGCTCTGCAGCGTACCCTGAGCGTACTTGCTCTTGAGAACGGTGCCGGGCTGCATCCGGATGGGACGCATGATGCCCATGATCTCCCGCAGGTGTTCCCAGTTACGCTGGAAGCGGGTCACGAAGTCGATTTCCCGGGGGTTGACGGTGATTTCGGTAGTGGTGATCAGATTGGTCTTTGCTGCCATGTGTTAGTCCTTTCCGCCGCCTGTAAACAGGTCGGCATTTGCAGCAATCGCGGCCTGGCGTTCGCCAGCGTCCTTGATTGCAAAAATTTGGTCTTTGGTCATTTTGGAGCCGGTGTTGGTGGGCGGGGTGTCCACCTTTGCGCCGGTGGTGGTCGTAGTGCCTACGAAGTCGCTCCAATCAGCTTTCAGGCTGTCGGCGTGCTTCTTGGCGTCCTTGACGTTGCCTTTTTCGTCCAGCTCCAGCTTGTCGATGTCCTCGCCGGACAGCCGAACAACGCGGTCTGCGTACTTGTCCAGCACCCCGGCGGTCTTCAGCAGCTCCCGGAACTTGGCTTCCTTGGCTGCGTGGGTGTCTTTCTGGGTCTGCTGGGCCTTGTAGTCGGTCAAAGCCTTTTCAGCGGCTTCCTTGCCGCCGTTGGCTGCGTCCCGGTCCTTTTCGGCTTTGGCGAGGGCTGCGTTCTTCTCATCGAGCTGGTTCTGCAAGGTGTCCGTTTCCTCATGCAGCACGTCCAGAATTTTCTTGAGCTTGCCGCTGGTGTCGGTCGTTTCATCTTCCAGAATCGCCCGGAGAGTCTTGCGTTCGAGTGCCATGTGATAGTCCTTTCTGCCCTTGCTCGGGCTGCCATGCTTGGCAATAAGGTTTATTTGCCGGACGTGCTGCCGGTGTGGTGCCGCCTGCAGGAATCGAACCCGCGTCCGCTGGTTACAAATCAGCAGCTCTGCCAGACTGAGCTAAAGCGGCATAAAAAAGCGGCTGACGCTGTGCGCCAACCGCTGGATATTGAGCTTTCAGCAGATAATGCAATAGAATGACAGATAGACCATAGCCACCAAAACGTCAATACCGATAAGGGCATACCACTGTGGTTTCTTTGCAGTGGCGATGGCAAGAGCATTCCAAACGGCAAAATTCCAAAGGAAAAACATAATCGTTCCTATCATTGCCATGACGATTTTTTGTTCTTGTGGGTTTGGGCTCACTTGTTTATACCTCCTTGTTTCCTTCCTCCACTGCGATCTCTCGCAGCTCGTCAATATGGTCCTCCACCGCCGGGCGCAGGAACGGGCGGGCTTTCATGCCCCGGGTAAAGTGCCACTTGCCGTTGAAGTCCTTCCATACCCATGGCGTTTTGCGTCCGTTGCCTTTCTCGGCAAAGATACCCGTTCCCAGCTCCACATAGACGCTGTAAAACAAGTTTGAGCCGATGGTCACGGTCTTTTTTGCAAGGTCTACGGCAAAAGTCAGGCTCTGCTTGAGCGCACCGCCTACATAGCCCTCAATGCCGGTGCTGTCTGCCGTGCCGGTGGGTACAAGCAGCTGGGCGTAGTCCTGCACTTTCATGCCCCATAGGGTCAGCACCCGCTCTTCCCACGAATCCAGCGCCTCATGCAGCTGCGGGGTGTTGTCGTTGAATTTTATGTCGTAGTTAAATTTCATGGTTATTTCTTACGCTTTTTTTGTTCTGCGTTGTAATTGATGCTTCTTAAAATCACCTCGCCGGAGAAGTTATATCTGCTGTCAATGACCTGTTTTGCCGGGATTTCGTTCATTTTGGAAAAGTTTTGAGCGCTGGCGCTCCGGTATTCTTTTGCAGCCGCAATCCAAGCGTCATTGTCCGCAGTAATTCTGCTTTTGAGCTCAGCCGTCATTTTGCTGCTCGGATGCCTTTGCTTGAAATCTGCAATCTCTTTTTTGTTCTGCTCTTCCATGCGCTTGATATTTGCATCAATCGTATCAAAAGAGCTCTGAATAATATCTTGCGCCCAAGCAACCTGTTTTTCGCTGCCCTTAATCGGCAGCGACGCCGCGTTAAAAGCAGCTATTCCTCCGTTGCCTGCTCTCGCGGAACTGCCCGAACCTCGTTTACTCACGGTAATGCCTCCTTTCGTATTGAAACGGCTTGATTTTTGTGACGTTCCAGTCAAATTCTGCCGGACACTTGCCGTACCACAAAATGCTGCTTGGTTGCAGAACCTCAAGTGCATTGCGGCAGTGCTTGGCAAAGCATTCCGCTTCGTATGGGTCAGACTGTGTGCCGTGGCTCGAAATGCTCACGATGGCGTTTCTAGGCTCACCGTCAAAACACCAATCATAGCTTTGCTCTCCGCACCAGCACAGCGTAGGAATCACATGGATCCCGTGCATCTGCCAGTATGCAGCCAGCCAGTGCTTTTTGTAGTGCATGAAAAGCTGCACCGCAAGCGGCATATCGCTGTAAAGAGAAAAGTCCGGGGAGCACACAGCCCCAAACTGCTGCAGCAGCGGGATGTACTTATCCGGGTTGTTCCAGAACCGTTCAAACTGATAGTCGTCCTTGTAAAAATGCACGCCTTTTGTGGCCTTGTCTTTGGCCGTCAGCGCATAATTGACGGGTATCCATTCCAGCTTGTCAATGCGGATGTCCGTTTCCGGCTTGATTTCAGGGATGCCATACTTGCCAACGCCCGGAAAAATCATTTTCTCGGTGTTTTCCATCGGCAGAATCACGGTTCATCCCTCATTTCTTGCGCTTTGGTGGCTTATAATAATGCTTTGAAAGCACCTTTTCTTCCGATACAGACGGGTTTTGATGAAGTTTTGTTACGCCGCTGCCCGATACGAGAATCGTGAAAGAGCGCTTTGACGTTCTTTCGACCACATCATAGTTGTCAGGATGCACCATTTTACCGCCGCGCGGACGGTTGAATGTGTCTTTTGTCGTAAATGTGGCTTCTACACGTTCGCCCTCGCCCTTTTTGTACTCTACGTTTCCGACTATGCTATAATGCTGTTTTGCATAGTCATCAAATTTTGAAATGGCCGCTTTTTCGTTTCTTGAAAAGACACCACTTGCCATTGTAGAACTACCAGAACCTCGTTTACTCATTTTGGGAACTCTCCTTTCTGCGCTTTCGTTCTTTTGCCCACCACATCTGCTCGGTTTCTGTGCCGCCCTTGGCTTTGTACCACTCGGTGTAATCCATGACAGGCGTGACCTCTTTTGTTACGTTGTCCCGCTGCATGGCGTTCTGCCGGGGATACTTGCCCAGCACAGAGGACAGCACACAGCGGCAGTGGTAGACCATCTCCGGCGCTGCGTTGGGGTCGCCGGGGCGCTGAATCTCGTAACCCATGACCTTGAACGGCTCGTCAAGCTCTGCTGTCTGCTGGTCAAGCAGGCGGTGCATTTCGCGGGTGCGGTAGTCGTGGGTGGAGTTCCACCGCTTTTTGACATCGATGCCCAGAGCCTGGGCGTTGCGCATCTGCTGCAATGTCCCGGCGTTCTGGGCGCTGGTAAGGGCTGTGATGGCGTTGTTCATCGCCCAGTGGATCTCTGTGTCTGCCATACCGTTTACGGCCTGCACAGCAATGTTGTGGACGCTCTTGCCCTGCACGATGCCCTGCATGACATAGCGGTTGAACACCCGGGCGTCATAGGTGCGGTTGCTCTCGCTCTTGATGCGCTTATTTGGCACCATGCGGGGGTTCTCCTTCAGCAGGAGCTTGACCGCTTCGGTGTTGTACAGGGTCAGCCCGAACGTCACGCCTGCGGCCTGTTCCAGCTCGTAGAAAGCCCAATTTGCGCCAAAGGAAAAGATATTGTATTGCTCGTCCCGGGCCAGCTTGTAGGCCGTCTGCTGGGCCGTGGTGCAAGTCTGGGTGATGCCGTCCAGCTTCTGGCGCATCAAATCGGACTGAAAGACCTGATTTTGTAACCAGATGCGA